CAAACCCCGCACAACCCCAACACGCCATCTGCTTCTTCTTTCCATGACGACAGCATTTGCACGTGGGATCCTCTTCTTCGAAGAGCGTGAGGTCGATTCGCTCTCGCTCCCTTTCAATCAGAGGGAGCACGAGTTCATTCATCTCATTATAGATCTCATTAAATCCTGAAGAGAGAGTTTCCAATCTCTCCAAACGAAGAGTATTGTCCACCTTAAGTCCTCTTTCAAGCATGTCCACGCAAGGCCAAATCGACTTTCTTTCATGTTCATAAATCTCCCATGCGCCAAGCTCAGTCATTGTCTTCTTAATCCACACCCAGACATCGGCGGTAATGCAATCGTCTTTACCGTTGTAGTTAAAGAACTCTTCTTCAGTCTCATAGATACCCTTCCACCATTCATCATACGTCGAGAGAGAGGCGAGAAAACTCAAGCTCTTCCTCGTCATCTTAGCTTTCTTCTTGTCTTCCTTCTTCCCCGCAAGCTCGGGGTAGCAAGCATGCCACCCAAGCATCGCGTCATCTTGCCTGCCCCGGATATTGAGGCCCTCTCGCCACTTAAGCACGAAGAGATCGTAAATCCCATTGACCCAAACGTGTCCTACATTGGGAGATCGAAGGAGTTCGCCAGCATGACCAAGGAACCGTGTAGGGAAGACAAATGCTTCTCCGCCGTGTCCAGCAAAGCCCACGCAGGCGAGGGAGGTGTCAGGCCATGTCTCAATGTCTGAAGCAAGCCAGCGGTAACGGCATAGTTGTTTAACAGCATTTCGAGCGTCTCTTGGGGAGGTGACAAGTTCAACCTGTCTTCGGGGCCTGCATAGATGCTCACGGTGGAGTTCCTTAGTGCGTTGGAGGTCGAAGGAAAGGAGCACGCGCCAGGGAACCCAAGTTCGAGCGACGGTCGCGGGATGAATGGTGACGAGAACTGGACAGTCGAAGTCAGAGTCGAAGACGTAGCCGCGACAGTCCACGGCCTTGAGGGACCAATCAGGGAGGAGAGCACGGGCGACATCATCGCCTAGGGCGACTATGATCTTGAGGCCAGTTAAATGCTTGAGTTCACGAATCTTAGAGAGATTTACATAGAGAATGCTCTTGCTCCTGAGCCCCGCCTCCCCAAGGCAGTCCTCAAAGAGCCTCTCGCCTTGAGCCATCTCTCGCGCCGAAGTCTTCCTCGCGCCCTTGACTGAGGGGATATCGTGGAGTCCAACTATGGCGATCACTCGACGGCTTTGAGGGCAGCGAGGCAGATAGCGTGAGGCATGGTGTTGGCGGAAGCTTCAACCGATAACCAATCGGAGCCGCATTCGTGCCCGCGCTCGAAAGAAGCAAAGAAGGCCGTGCCATCAGTGCCAGGCTCACCCATGTAAAAGCGGTCCACAACACCATCCCGCATCTTCTCGATTACTTCCCATGCAGCCGCTATATCTTCAGAAGGTCGCCAGATTGGGTGTGAACACCCGCATTCAGGATTCCCTGCCATGATTTCCTCATGTGCCCATGTGGTACGCTTGTAGCCCTGATGCATCCACCAGCCAGTCCTGCCCTTGTGCCAGCCCATGACTTCAATAGCGAGGCGGTCGTTTAACTCTCGTCCAGATTTCATGCGTCTTCTTTCTTCTTGCCCATTTTCGCGATAAATCCCGGCAAATTCTTATCAACAGATCTCAAAGTCATGTATCCACCACATGTAGCCAAGTTCGACCAGAAATAGCATGATGTAACGTAGACTTAGGTATCTCAAAAAGAGTAGCTAGTTGCTTAAAACTATAACCTTCAGCTCGCAAAGCCCGTAAGCGAAGTACCTTTTCTGTAGTTAGTTTAACCCTACCGTTAGCCTCTCCAAACAACCTTTGTGTTCTACCTTTCCGTCGCTTGTCTTCACTATTGTCAGCCTTAGTACCTAACCAAAGATGAATGGGATTGACACATGGAGGATTGTCGCAAGTGTGTAACACGCAGAAAGCCTCAGGTATAGGGCCATGATGTATCAACCATGAAAGCCTATGAGCAAGCCAATTTTTTCTTTGCTTGAGCATGCTGCCATAACCTAGAGCATTCTTATATGCTTGCCACTCCCAACACTCTTCGGGAGAACCCCGCTTTACCTTAGCCCAAAAGCGTTCTTCCAAAGTCATCCGTTCACTTCCCTCATATTTCCCCAGTTAGTTGAAGTAGCACTGAACGTTGCGGGGATCACAATCGTTCTCCCGCCAACCTCAAATGGTTCTTCCATTACTTCCTTAACGACTCTAGCTACCTTCTTGAGATTCTTGGGTTCGAAATCTACTAATATCTCATCATGGATGCTTAGTAAAAGCCTCAGCAATCCAGGATCGTAAAGAGTGTAGAGCTTTTGGATCGCCTTGTTGACTGCCATCGCGTTTGCGCTTTGAGCGTCGTCCGCAATCGCCTCTCTCACCACAGCGTCAAGTGCCCCGGCTGAATCTCGCCGTCCGAAGTAAATCCTCTTCCGCCCAAAGGGATTGATGGTGAAGCCATCCGTGAGGACTCGCTCCCGAATCGCTCCCCAATATTCGACAGTCTTCGGCATCATCGTGGGCCAGATGGCTTCCATCGCTTTCGCCGTCTTCACATTGATGGAAACTCCGTGGAGTTCGAAGTCGGCGTTCACCGCATCCTTAAGGGTCCTCCACCCGACTTTGTACTGACCCGAGAGGACCCCGACCTTTCCAATTGAATTCCGCTCCGCTTTCCCCACCTCGGAGATCCGCGTCGGATCTTCCCATCTCAGGAGTGCGACGAACCACTTGTAGGGGTCGATTCCATCTTCGAAGAGCTTGATGCGAACGGGATCACCTGCGATGTAAGCGCACCAACGTGCTTCGGCTTGAGCATAGTCGGCAGCACCAAGGATTCGTCCTTCGTGGGGGATGATGCATTCGCGGACTCGAAAGAGGGGGTTGAGGAGAGCGGTCTTTTTAGGGAGGGTTGCGAGGTTATAGCTGCCGCCTTCGAAAAGCCACGTCCCTGAATGGCTGAAGCGAGTTGTCTCCGTCCCGGCAGGGTTCTGGAAGGAATGAACAGCACCGTCCTCCCACGGGGTGATGCCCTTGTAGATCCCTTTCATCTTTCCGAGCTTGACAAGGCGGAGGATGCCGGAGAGAGTAGCTTGGGCGACTTCACGATCCCCGGATTTCAAAGTCCGAAGCGATGAATGAGGTAAGAGGAGGCGGCGAGAGCTTCTTCTTTGGGATACTCATTAAGATAGTTATCTGTCCATTTAGTAAACAAAGTCAAACACTCCTCATTCAACTTAAAGCCTAATTTTACTCCAAGAGTTTGTGTAGATTCCCAAGCAATCAACTCTTCTTTCACACTACTTTGGTTGAAAGGAGCCCACCAAAGATCTCTGTTTAATCTATCTTTATGCCCGGTCCAATGCGATAATTCATGAAATAACATATTTAAATCTGCATCATATGTTAGTTCAATTCTATCGCTCTCCCAAAAATAAGCGCCATTACGAGTAAAACCAAGAACAGTATTTTGAAAGTCTATCTCTAATCCTTCCCCCTTCAACTTCTCCACCCACTCCGCCGTCGTCTTCACGCTATCCCTCCAAGAATCGACCTGATTGCCTGCTCATCCGTCGTCAACTTCCCCCCGTCTTTTGTCTTCTTCGGAAGCTTTAGTACGTCATAGAGAACGACCTTATTTTGGGCTCCTGAATTTGGGTTGTAGCGGAGGCGAGTCTCTCGGGGCTTTCCCTCGCAAACACGACAGGTAGAAAGTAATACAGCCTCTAACACTGTCTTGGTATACCCTACAGTATTGCCAGGAATCTTTTCAATCATTTTCGCTTTACTAGGAGCCTTCTCAAACCCCGCACAACCCCAACACGCCATCTGCTTCTTCTTTCCATGACGACAGCATTTGCACGTGGGATCCTCTTCTTCGAAGAGCGTGAGGTCGATTCGCTCTCGCTCCCTTTCAATCAGAGGGAGCACGAGTTCATTCATCT